GCTAAGACAACTTTACATATATGTCCAATGATTAAACCAATTTTAGAACAGAAGAAAAAATTCACTCAAGAAAATATAGCTAGTGGTTCTTACACAAGTTGTTTCACATCTGGTATGGATTCTGATCAGATAGCAAGTGTTTTGCACAATATTCAGCCTAGGACAGATACAGATTATGCTTGTTTTGATTCAAAAATGTTAAGATTGTTACATAATATTCAAGCTGACAGAATAAGACATTGTTATAAGAGTGTGAAATGGGAAAAATTTTGTGATTCATTAGGTATGCTCAACTATAATATTAAGATGGGAGTTAGAACTGAATTAGAGAAGTTAGTACCGTCTTCAATAGCTAGAGCAATCTTATACAATTCAACGGCTAGTGGCGGTCCTACTACCACTTTGTTTAATTCGGAGGAAAACGAGTTGATCTATAGAAGTGCGGCGTTTTTGGTAGATTTGTATGAGTGTTTGAATTTGTGTGTAGCGGTTTTAGGAGATGATGGTGCCAGTGATTGCAGCCAGAGGGTTAGAATTTATATTAGGATGTTGACTCAGTTTTTGGGTATGGATGCGAAGATTAACGAGTGTTCATATCTACCAGAGTACAATTCTCAATATTTAGTGTATGACACTAACAATAAGCCAATGTTAGTTCCAAAAGCCGTTAGGTCACTGAAAAGAATTTACGTTGAACCTAGAAAAGTTAGGAGTGAGTATTATGGAGAAATGACGCTTGAAGATCTCTTTATATTACAGTGTATTAATTATTCAGAAGGTCCAGTTTTAAAAAGAGTACCATTTGTTCGAAGAATAATAGATAGAAGCATAGCATTGTTTGGGTCAGTTAAATTAGATCATGAAGACTTTGGAAGATTAGTGAAGAATAAATTTAGAATAAATCTAAGCAATCGAGAAGAGAGAACTATGTGTCCAGATTACTTTGATAGATACAGTATGATAGAGTACGAACTAAGTGGAGATTCATTGATAAGATTAGAGGACGCTTATGAGAGGGGTATTATTACAGATTGTGCTGAACTAATCCTCAATTATAGGAATCCTACTAAGAGTGTCAATAGTCAACCTGTTTTAGGTATTTATGAGAGCCAGGTACACAGATTTAGGTATGTTAGAGAAGATTTAGCTCAATTATTTGAAGTAGTAACTTAGGTTAGTTGATAGAATTTGTGCAGTACGTGTCTGCAATTATATAAAACACGAGTTTCCTGGAACTGATGCCAGGATAACACGCCCAGTGTATAAATGGAATGCAGTACATGTCTGCAATGTTATAAAACATGAGTTGTGCATAACTGATGATGCACGCCTGATGCGCAGGACAACAATGCAAAGGCTAATTGTGTGAGCTAAAATAATAGACCACTAATGGTTTTCTAACTTTTGTACCAAAAAACAAAAGACTCCTGGCGTGAGTGAGTGATCCCTAAGCAAGATCTTTGGCCAAAGCTACACTTAAATGTGGGTGTTTAATCATGCACTTAATCATGAGCGAGTTTGCCCCTCGTTAATCAAGGCTAAACCAATTCAGTGAGGTCATAAATAGTCCCTTGAGCAAGGATTAAACTGTTAGCTCCCCTCTAAAATCTTTTGTACC